TAAAGACTTGTCTATTTCTGCCATTTATTTTCTCCAGTTTCACTGTCTTAACAGTATTATAGTTAATATTCAACCCCTGCGCATCCGGGCCAGATCTAGGTGGGGGTCCTGATTTTTTACCAATCATATCTTATAGTCCTCTGTGTATTCTTGCATACCTATGTCATCTAAAGCTACTTCTTCAAAATCATCTGTGAGTCTAGCTAAATCTTTTGCTTGCTCTTGTGCAGCAAATTCTGGATCTACTCTTCTTCTTGCATTGTTAAGTGCTACCTCTGCGTCTCCAGAATCAAACGCCATAATTTTATCTAAATTAGATAATTCTAAACCTTGTTCTGCAGCTTGAGTAACTGCATCATTAACAGCGTTAATTCCAAAAGCAACACCTAAAGGTTTAATAATTTTACCTGCAGTTTTTGCTCCTGTGGTAAAAGCTTTTTTAAACATATCTCTTGTTTTAGTTTTTTCTGGAACAGGTAATTTACTAGCTGGAATTAAATTTAATTTAACTGCCTCTGAGTCTATTTTTTGTTTTCCTAATTTAATTAATTCATCTGCTCTTTTTTTTGTTATTCTTGAGAGATCTTCATCTGATGCAACTAATCCTCTTTTAGGATCAAACCCTGTATCTTTTAATTTTGTTACTGTTCCATCTTGATCTATGGCTAACAATTCAAAATTAACTAAACCTTGTCCTTTGGTGCCTTTTAATTGACCCCTTAGTCCTTTCATTGTATCATTAAATTCTTCTATAAGTTTTTCTTTATCTCCTATTGAAATATTAGGATTCTTTAATTTTCTTGTAATTGCAGATAATTTTTCATTTCTTATTCTTTCAACCTTTTCTACCTCTGGAGATATGTTTACTTCTTTTGGAATAAATCCAAATCTACTTAAAGTTTGTGTGCTAAATTTTGGTTGACCATGTTGTATCTGTATATCTTTAGAAGCATCTCCTGGAAATATTTTTGATTTATATTTTCTTAATTTTTCATAAACACCATAAGGATCTTTTTCTCTATACATTGCATCTTTTAATCTTCTTAACTTTCTAAATTGTTCATCTGTTTTAAATACTTTAGCTTTGTTTTTATAAAGATTACCAGTTACAATATCATCAATATCATTAGCAATAATTCTTAAATTTTCTTTTGTTGCAGGTAAAAAAATATCTTTAAAATCATTTGCAATTGGTCCTGTAAACTTAACTCTAAAAAATTTACTTCCTGCTTTTGAAGTATCTAATGATGGAGATATATGCACAAATTTTAAATTTTTAAATTGTTTAACAAGGTCATCGCTAACTTCTGTAATGCCTGTAGGTTTTTTACCACCTAGTTTTGCTGCTTCTAATTTAGTTAAAGGTTTTGCATAATCTACACCTTCTACTAAATAAGATTTAATAGTTTTAGCAGCACGACCTGTTCCTTTTACAATTTCGTTTTGTGTTGGAATTCTTAAGTTTTCTAATTTAAATTTTTTTATAAAATTTTTTAATTCACCTGCGATTCCACCACTTTGAAATATCTGTCTAGGTTCTGGCCGTAACAAATACGACATCGTCTGGTTAAATTCTGATACTTTCATTATAAATTTATTATACCGGCAAGTCCGCCTGCTTTTGCCATTGTAATATCTTTTTTGTCTTTAGCCTTAGACATTTGATTAAAAAGTTGTCTGGCTTTTTCTGCAGCTACTTCTGGAGAAAAACCTTCTTCTAAAAATTGTTCATAAAGTTGTTCTAATAACCTTTCGTTCATGTCATCAGAAGCCATCATACTTTTGTCAGGCAACACGGGTCCTGTGGGTTTTGGACCAAAAGGATTTACAGGTTTAGTTGGGTCTTCTGGTAATACCGGACCTTTACCCATAGCATAACTTGTTCTTGTCAATCCACCTTTTGCATTTGGGTCTCTATCTGTTGGATCAAAGTCCTCTAGTATTTCTTTTTCTTTTAAATCTTTTTCTAACATCTCTACTACGTCTTCAGTGGGTATTCCTTTATCTGGGTTTTTAGGTATCTCCATATCAAAAAATCCTTCTATCTCTAAAAGATCATCTACTGGTTTTAAGTTACGACCTATTTGTTCTGCCTCTACTATTTCTTCTCCAAGGTTTTTAAGATCTGTTACTGATTCTCCAAATGTATCAATAAAAACATCTATTGGATCTTTTTTACCAATCTCAATATTTCTTTTTTCTAATACTCTTCTAGCTAATGTTCTTGTAACTCCCATTACAGGATCTAATGGTCCACCTGGTCTTCTAGGGTTTTTTAACTTATCGATCGCACCCATAATGTTTTCTCTCGAATCTAGTTTTGATGGATCTTTAGGAAGTCCAGTTTCACCCTCACCTTTAACAATTTTTTCTAGATCACCCAGTGGGTCATCTTTTGTTAAATTAAATTCATCTAGTGTTTCGATACCCTCAGTCTTTTTTGCACCTTCTTTGACCATAGGAATAACAACACCCTCTTTCTTACCAGGTTTACCAACCACTGGTTTTTTAGCTGACTCAAAAATTCTCTCTATTTGTTTTTTAAGAAGTGGAGTTACTTTACCAAACTCTCTTTCAGCTGCTTTGAGTGCAGTAGGTATGTTTCTAATTATACCTGATCTAACAAGATTTGTTAGTGCTAATAAAAACTGTGCCAGTGGTCCCATAATTTTTTACCAATAATATTTATATTTTCTTCTAGGCAGTTTTTCATCCTCATAATCTTCAGGATGGTTTATTAAACCACCTTGTCTAAATCTCATGATAGCCTGTGTTGTTGAATCGACCAGGTCATCATGGTCTCCATATGGAAACGCAGCACACTCTTCTACAACCTCCTGAGCAAACTGTTTATCTAAAGGTGCCCATATATTACCAGATTCAAACAGAGGTGCAACAGAATTAACACGTGTATGTTTATCGTTTCCACGTGAAGGAGTAAAATTTACAACAGGTATACCCATTTGTCTTAACTCGTAAGTTAGTGGGAGCCCTGATGCTTTAGACTCAATTAAGACAGTTTCTGGTTGCCAGTAATCATATTGCTCTTTTGCAACTCGACGTAACTCTGGAAACTCGTATCGATCTTTTAATGCATCAAGTAAAATTAATTGTGGAGCAGAGTCTTCGTTTAACCTAAACACGCCCCACGTTGTTATCGCACTGTAATCAGCAGTCTCCTTTTTCATAAAAGCTGTATCGTAAGATTGTATCACATGATCTAAAACTGGTATTGAGTCTTTATCCCAGTTGTTCCACCACTCACGTTTTAATATTGCACCTTCTTCAGAAGTTGGGTTTTGCATCCATTGTGCATTCCATTTACCGAGTGATAAGGATGCTTTGACTCCTTCGAGTTCTTCTAGCTTCCAGTACTCCGGCCATACGGGCTTACCACTCGGCATTACTGCCGGAAACTCTACCAAGTCCCATTGATCTGCTTTAGGCTCTGTTTGGTTTTTTATCAAAATTCCTGTGAGGTCCTTTACATTCCAACGTGTCATAACACAAACGATTTTACCGCCTGGTTGTAAACGTTGACGTGGACCTGACGTGTACCATTCGTATGCTTTCTCTAATGCACCCATGTTCATAGAATCTTGTTCCGAGTGTGGGTCGTCGATGATTAACAAATCAGCACCTCGACCTGTAATAGCACCCCCGACGCCTGCTGCAAAATACTCGCCACCTTGTGCAGTTTCCCAGCGACCGGCGGCTTGTGAGTCTTCCCGTAGTCTTGTTTTAAATATCTGTTGATATTCTGGAGAGTCAATTAGTGTTTTAGCTTTACGCCCGAACCTAACCGCAAGTTCCCCTGTGTGAGTAGTCTGTATGATTTTTAGTTTTGGATTTTTCCCAATCATCCAAGCAGGCAACAGGGTTGAAGCAAACTCAGACTTAGTATGCCTTGGTGGCATGTTCACTATTAACCTTTTTATTTCACCTGTAGCTAATTTATTAAATTTATCTGCAATTGTTTTGTGATGTGCACCCTCAATAAATTCAGGCCACATTGTTTTTACAAATGCAAGAAAATCACTTTGTGCAAGTTCTTTTTTATTTTCTTCTTTGTATTTAAATAATAATTTTTTAAATCTATCTCTAACGTCAGGAGGTAACTTATTTATTTTATCTATATCTATTTGCATTTGAAAAATTTTTTGTAAAATTTTTTTACATGTTGTTTTCAATCTTATAATGATTTTTGAGGGTTTGACCATACAAAACTCGACATATAGTGGTAGTCTGTGGGACCCCTACTACATATAGTAAATTAATAAATTAAAAAAGTTTGGATTTTGGAAATCGTTTGGGACCCCTGACCCGGGGTGTGTGGGCCACACTTTAGTCGGGCCCACACATTCAAGAGAGTTAGTCTAGTAATGTCATGTATGCTTTAGCATTCAATCTACTAAACTTGTCTAGTCCAACTTGGACTAAATTACTATTACCTAGATACTCATCCTGTTTTATCTGGTCGTACAATTCTGCCTCATCTTTTGTTAGCATTTCTGATTGACCAGAATAAGGATTAGTTCTTTTTATATTTCTTTCTGTCATGTCCTTGAACATATAGGATAAGTCAAGCATTGTCAACTCTTTTTATTTCTGTGTTTGTCCAACTATAATAACCATTGTTATGAGTTGTTTTTACAGGGTCCTCGATAGGTGTTTCAAGTGCCTCTGGTCTTGGCGCTAGTGCAATCATTCCTTGAATATTTTTTTCAACAAAATCATGCAAACAAGTTTGGTCACAAAAATAATTACTCCAATGTCTGAACCAATAATACCTGTCAGGCTCTCGTTCTGGTGGTGTTGTATATTTTACTTTCATGGTTCTTAATACTTTAGAACCTTTGACACCACGAACTCTTGTGGTTGTTTCTCGTTTATGGCAACTTGGTCCATGACACCAATTATAATCACTCATGTCTACCTCGATTGTCTGGCAACATCATCCAAAAAGTGCAAAGTCCATATGCTGATACTAGTAATCCAATAGTTTTATCAAAATGTATTCCTAGAATTATTCCTGCATTTAAACATACAAACCCAAACAACATTAAAAATAATTTCATTAATGCCTCACTTTCCAACTGCCACTTGCAGTTCTGTATCCATGTGCGTCTAAGTCATAATAGACATAATACGCAGTCCCATTTTTGGCAACTCCATATCTAGATTTGTCATCATGTTTGCCTTGTCTTGTTATGTGCTTCTTATGTTTAGAAGCCCAGTAAGTTATGTAAAATGTTTTAGTCATATTTATTTCTCTCTTTCTGTTCCTATCCTACAATAAGTAGGATAGGAAGTCAAATGTTAATTTACACTTTGTTGCATTTGTTTTCTAGCAATTGCAATTTTCTGTTCTCTAGTTAAGACCTCTTTATCTTCCAAAAGACTAGCCAGATTTTCTGGACTATAAATTGAAAGTGCTAAACTAGAACTTTCATTCATCATTGTTTCATTTAAAACAACTCCGATTTTATCTGCAAGTGTTTTTGCTTGGTCAAAATATCTGTAAGATTTTAAACCTAATCTTAAAGTTTTCATTTTGCCCTCAACATAAGAATATAATTGTTGATGTTCTTTAATTACATTGTCGGCACTAGCAACATACATCTTAAAAAAGTTTAGAGTATTCTCATCAACTTTGTATTGTCTTGAATGACAATAAGAACTACCAATAGTCCAAAGTTTAAAATCTTCTTCCCATTTGGCAACAGGTTTAGTTATAGATTTATCTTCGTTAGATGAATTGCTAAAACCCAAATAAGTATTTACTGCACTCTCATCATTGTAATACTTTGGATTTCTTTTTGAGTAGTCATCATTAATTGATAAATGAAAATCAGGATTAAGACCTTTTGATTTTAATTCATCACGATAATATGCTCTTGCAAAATTTCTGCCCATATTAAATCTAACGTGAACTTCATCATTTGTGTCATACTCTCTACCCTCATCATCAACTTTTTTAATTGGTGTTTGAACGTAGAAACAATTATCTTCATACAACTCGCCACCTGCTCTATTGTATTTGGAAATCATCTTTCTAATTGTGTCAACATCTTCTTGGGGTTGATGATATCTTACAACTTGATTAATTTTTTCTTTTGCCTTTTCTCTCATCAAGTCGTATTGTTCTTTTGCTTGAACCAATTTATCTTTTACCTTATCTTCGTAAAAAGATTGAAATTGATCTGCAATCACTTTCCTCTTATCAGAGTTAAGTGTTATCTTTCGTTCTTTAGTCATTTATACCTCTTTCTTTTTTATTTGACATATTTTTAAATTATCACTTGACAATAGGATAGTCAAGTATTATATTGGATTTATATAAATTAGTTTTGGGATTATCTCTCCCACGTTCTAATTTATTGGGACAACTTCTGGTTGTGGTGTAAAGTAGATTGAAAGAGATCCAAACACACGCACAACTAGAACTGATCCCTGGTCCTGTTTTTACCCAGGCGTCGAGAGTGGATGTACTCCGGGGTTTCCACAACAGGACCTGGGATCAGTGAGCCAGAATTTGCTAGCGTGTATTCTGGCCTGATCCCTGGTCTAATTTGCTATGGCCTAGAAGCCTCGAGGATGCAGGTTGGACCTGGGATCAGTTGTGATTACAGGCACGGCAAGATGCAGAAGCTGTAATTGAGAAGCTGTGTTGCGCGACAACTGGTAAGGCCTTTCTATTAGTGCCCGGCTGTTTACAGCCGCTGGCGTGAAGAGAAGGGCCGCAAGCTGCAAGCGTCAAGCAGCAAGCGTCAAGCAGCAAGCGGCAAGCTTCAAGCTTGACAAGAAAGTATTAAAGGATTATATAGGACATATGCAAACAAAGAAAGCATTAGAAATTATAGGCGGCAGCCTGAGTAAACCGTCAAAGATGCCTGGCTGGTCAATTGGTCTTCCTGCCAAAGAATGCAAAACAGGCGGCAAGCTCCAAGCTGTGAAGGGCTCAGTATGTTATGACTGCTACGCTCTAAAAGGTTGTTATGTTTTTAAGGTTGTTCAGGATGCACAGTATCGAAGGCTGGCAGCCATCAAGTCACCGCAATGGGTCACGGCCATGGTTCACTTAATCAACAGCAAGAAGCCCGACGTGTTTAGATGGCATGACAGCGGCGACGTCCAGGATCTGGATCACCTTAAAAAAATTTATTCAGTATGTAGAGCCACACCGGAGAAGCGTCACTGGCTGCCAACGAGGGAAGCCTGGATTAAGGACCATCTAACAGACAAGCCAGACAATTTAGTCATACGATTTAGCGCTCCGATGGTAGACCAGCGGGCGCCTGAGTCGTGGCCCAACAGCTCAGAAGTTGTTACGGCTGGCGCGACGTGTCCAGCTGCACAACAAGACAATGAATGTCGAGACTGTAGACAATGTTGGGACCCCATGGTAAAAACTATTAAATACGGTAAACATTAAAATGTGGCATCACCCAAAATATTATAAAGAATTACGCAAGCGTAATAAATCGGATCAGGCTATTAGTCATGCTAACTCAACGCGTGGGCCTAGCGACGTACGTCCTGATCCGGGCCTCAAGCCGCAAGCTACAAGCTCTCAAGCTTCAAGCGACAAGCCGCAAGCCCCAAGCAACAAGCGTCAAGCTTCAAGCCGCAAGCGACAAGCTCCCTAATCTTCAAGCCCTCATAAAGTTTCAAGCCACAAGCATCAGGGGTCTGGACTAAGATAAAACTATTCTTTGGATGCCTTACATGGAAGCTAATTTGATGTGGTGAAAACCTCACCTTTTTACTTTTACTTACTTTAAATTCTATTGTGAAAAAAGTATTATTTTTATTGTATGCCAATACATCTGGCGTACCTAAACTGCTTGTATTTTCTATTCTTGTATATGAAATATTGGGTGTGTTTTTCTTAAAATATTGGTAGAGTTTTGCCTCTGGTCCCATATGCTTTTTAGAGTAATTCTAACCTACAACTTTTTCTTTACACTACCCATCTGCCAACTCTGTTGAGTAGATAATTCTATCACGAGTCTATGACTTTCTCTTGCACCAATAATATTATTCTCAAACAAACTGATAGATAATATATCAAACTGACCATCTGGAGAATGAAACTCACCTTGTGGTAACTTCACAACTACTCTAGCGTCTTGGCATGTAGGTGATTTAAGAAATCTATCTAACTGTCTAGCTAATTCTTTCGCATTTATCATAGATTGACTTTTACTCTAACTTACTTTAAATGTCAACTATGGGACTACCAAAGAGATTGACAGAAATGCAAATGAAGTTTGCACAAGAGTTGGTGACAAACGAAGGTAGAAAGACTCCAACAGAATGTGCTATCGAAGCTGGATATGACAAAGACACAGCACATGTACGTGCATCAGAACTCAGGAATCCAAAAAAATATCCATTGGTTGTAAAATATATTGGTGAGATCAGAGAAGAATATCAAAAGAAATACGAAGTGACTTACGAGAGACACATAGCAGAACTTGCAAAAATTAGAGATGCAGCTTTGAAAAAAGGTGCTTTCTCTGCTGCTGGTAATGTAGAAAAATCAAGAGGTCAGGCAGCAGGTTTGTATGTTGAACAAAAGATTATTAGAACTGGTAAGTTAGATGATATGTCTAAAGAAGAAATGGAAACAGAACTTAAAAATATATTAGATGAATACTCACCACTACTAGAAGGTGTTAGTGTTGATGATGTTAAAAAGAATATTGAGAATAAAAGATTACCAAGAGTTAAAAAAGTTTAATTACTTTTCACCTATCTTTTCCATTTTAATTACACATCCTCTTGGAAACACATTACGATCTGAAAATAACTCATCATTTTCTTCATAAGATGCAAATGTTCTAACGTTATTTCTATCTTTGTTAAGTAGATATGCATGAGTAATCATTACAGATGGCATAAAGCCAAGTGATGTATGTAAATCCGCATGCGAAGAATCACCCGTTATGTCGACCCACGTGATTTTGTAAAAATAATATCTTTTCTTTTTTATAACAACAGATTTGTATTTAGATTTTTTAGGACGTCTAGGCATAGGTGGTATATATCAGACCCCTATAGGTTTACCAGAATATTTAAAGTCCATTTTGAAATCTCAGATGTTCGCGCGGCCCCTATCTTAGAATCGTTCTAAACTATACCATGCTCTAAAACCATTGGTATTCCTTGCTGATCACCTCAACCCCAGATCACCTCTCTTTTTCTAAACCCTTTTT